ATGAAAAAAAGCGATTTCTTTTACGACCTGCCGCAGGAACTCATTGCACAACATCCCGCCGAGCCGCGCGACAGTTCGAGACTCATGGTGCTCGACAAAAAAACGGGCGCCGTCAAGCACGATATTTTTCATAATATCGCGCAGTATATCGAGCCCGGCGACTGCCTTATTCTCAACGACACCAAGGTTCTTCCCGCGCGCCTTTACGGCACAAGGGTAGACACCGGTTCTGTGGTCGAGTTCCTTCTTCTCAACAACAAGGGCGACGACATCTGGGAGGTTATCACAGGTCCCGGTAAAAAGGCACGCAAGGGTCATAGGTTCACCTTCCATGATATGCTCTTCGCCGAGATTGTTGACGTTCTGCCGGACGGCAACCGCCTTGCTAAGTTCACATATGACGGCGTATTCTTTGAGCTACTCGATAAGATAGGAGAGATGCCTCTGCCGCATTATATAACAGAGAAGCTCGAAAATAACGACAGATATCAGACTGTCTATGCCCGCGAGCGCGGCAGCGCCGCCGCACCGACCGCCGGTCTGCATTTCACTCCTGAACTCCTTGATTCCCTGCGCGAAAAGGGTGTCGGCGTCGGATTCGTCACCCTCCATGTCGGTCTCGGAACATTCCGACCCGTCAAGGCGGAGAATGTCGAGGATCACCATATGCACTCCGAGCGTTATATGCTGCCGGAGGCTACGGCGAAACTCATAAACGATACGAAGGAAAACGGCGGACGTGTTTTTGCCGTGGGAACTACCTGCTGCCGCACGCTCGAGAGTGTCGCGACTAAATATGGCGAGATACGCGCCGATGATGACTGGACGGATATATTCATCTATCCCGGATATCAGTATAAGTGTATCGACGCGCTCATAACCAATTTCCATCTCCCCGAGAGCACGCTTATAATGCTCGTCTCCGCTTTCTGCGGATATGAGAACACCATGAATGCATATAGAATTGCGGTTCAGGAAAAATATAGATTTTTCAGCTTCGGCGATGCGATGCTTATTCTAAGCAGGATGTAGTCGATTAAAAATTTAAGCCGGAAACCCTAATGTATCAAGGGCTTCCGGCGTTTTTTATCTTGTCATGTTTTGTACAAAAAATTGTGCTCAATACCGTTTCTGAAGCGTATCGACATGACACGCCCATTTTTTATAACAACTTTTTGAACCACGGATGACACGAAATCTTTGATGACTCTGCTGTCGATTTTTCGTATCAGTTTCTCGAATTCAATGTAGCGTTTTCCTTGGAGATGGTGTGTCATGATGAAGACTGATGCCTTGGTCATAAACTCGTCATCTGTCATTGTGAACTGCTGTGAACTGTTACGCTCGATTTCTTCCAGACGCTTATCGATTCTTTCTATTGAATCTGTGAGCGTCTTTTTCTCAATGATGTAATCTCGTTCAGAGATTGCATCGTCGTTGTACAGATATAGGGACTTGAGGCGCGCTAAAGCCCGTTCTTTTTTTCTTTTCTCTACAGAGAGCAAGTTGCGTTCGTCAATTATTGCTTGCTCATCTATTGTACCTTGCAAACGAGTTGAGTAAACAGCGTCAGAAAGATTGCCTCGTTTCAGAATGTCGTACATTTCTGTAAGTCCAATGCGTTCAATGTGTTCGACATCTTCGAACATCTTACCTCGCAACAGCTTGCGCTCGAAAGTCTCAATTGAGGTTGATTTCCCAAAGTTGTTCTGAGCTTTCAAGATGTTTGCTATATAGTTAAGAACAAATGGCGCGATTGTTACATCTGAGATATACTTGTTATCGCAATCGTTGAAGCGTCTTTTCCTTGTACAAGCGTAGATGGATGGTCTGTATCCGTCAGAGCGTTCACGGTCAATTGTACTTTGCATTTGAGAACCGCAACAGCCACAATAGAGAAGTCCTGCAAATATGTGAGTGTTCTTGCGTACATACGATTTAGCAGAATCTTTGTTGCTTCTGCGATTACGCTCGAGTAGTGATATGATACGGGCTTGGCGTTCGGCATCTATGATAGCAGGATGGTGATCTTTGACATAAATCCACTCTGACTTGTTTTTCAACTGTGTGCTTCTCGCGTTGCCACCGCTCTTTGTCTCGTCGTGATAATTGTACCTGTATACTCCGATGTAGAAAGGGTTTTTTAGTATGATGGATATAGTGGTAGGAGTCCATGGAGAACCTTTACGGGAAAGCAAGCCTTTTTCGTTAAGAGTCCTTGAAACAGTTAGAAGAGAATTGTTTGCCTCATAAGCATCATAGATGAGATTGACAACAGACGCTTCAGCCTCGTTTATTGTGAATGTTCGGTTTTCTTTATCGTAGTCATACCCGAACGGAACTTTGCCGCCGTTCCATTGACCATTATTTGCTCGTGAGAGCATGATGGCTGTAACACGCTCAGAAGTCATGTTCCTCTCAAGCTCGGCAAAAACCAGAATAATCTTGAGCATAGCTTCGCCCATAGCGTTTGATGTGTCGAACTGCTCGTTTTTAGAAACGAATGTTATACCAAGCTTCTTTATCTCCGAGTACATTCCGGCAAAGTCGAGTAGGTTTCGTGAGATCCTGTCGATTTTCCATACGAGTAGATGAGAGAACTCGCCTGTACGGAGTCGAGCCATCATTTGCTGAAAAGCCGGACGGTCAGTGTTCTTGGCAGAATAGCCAGCATCTTCGAATACTTCGTATTTGTCGATACCAAGAGCGTATTTAGCGTAGTTAATCAGGTCTTCACGCTGAACAGGTAAACTGGCTTTATCGACCTGCCAATGAGTGGAAACACGAATATAAAGAGCACATTTTTGAGATGATAGTTTATCGGTTAATTTGTCTTGATTCATTTGTAACCCTCTGAGTTAATGAAGCGCGAAGAATTTTTTTCTTCGCGCTTTATCTTGTAGTATGAAGACCCGTTACTGGATATATTGCTTGAGTTGTGAATCTATCTCAAAAGTATCGGCGATGTTGTCGATTTTGTCGGAGATGAAGTTATCCCAATTTATTTTTGCCAGCGTGTCGGATGAATAGCGAGCAAAAAGAACCTTGCTATACGATGTGTTGCCATAGTCGTCTGTAACAGGAAACAGAACTTTGAATGTTACGCTGATATTCTTCGAATCACTGAGGTCTTTGAGTGTGTTGTATATGGAAAGTTGCATAGACCTTACATCGTATTTGAGGCTAAGCAACGAATCATACTGAACAGTGTAGTTCACTATATTAGCACTCTCCATATAGTCAGTTTCGCATTTGCATCCTTTGAAGTCATTTTGAACAACATATTCGAACTTTTCCTTGCCGACCAGCTCTGATGTAGTTTCAACACTGTTCTTGTCGGTGGACGAATCGCTGTTATTATTTTCGTCTTGCAATGTTGATGGTTCTGATGACGATGTGTCCGTGTCGGATATCAAAGAATCGATATCACAAGCGGAAAGTGGAATTACCAATAACGCGATGATTGCTAAAAACGATACGAACTTTTTCATAATGCATCTCCTTTTTGTTATTTGTTTTCTTGCTGTGCGTCTATGAGTTCGTGTTCACTCGGTGTAAGATATGTCCCGAGAATAGACCAAATGATATTTGCGTCACGTTCAGACGCTCGACGGAACGCAGATATAAGTATAAACTCTTCAGCTGTCAGTTCCGATTTTCTTTGCGGTACATCTGTGATTCCGAGAAGATAGTCGGTTGACACATTTAGAGCCTTGGCAATGCTTGCAAGAATGTCAAGCCGCGATGATTTGTTTGTTCCGGTAACATATCTGCTTATTGTTGCTTCGTTTGTTCCGGCAGCATCGGCAAGCCATTTCTGGCTTATGCCTCGGTCGTCTAATAAGTTTTTCAAAGTTGTTCCAAAATCTGGCATAGTAGTTCACCTCTTTCCAATCATAGCATAATCTTATTGAAATCAGAAAAAAATTCCGAATTTCAGAATTTTTTTATAATTTACGCTTGACAACTTACTGAACAGTAAGTTAAAATAACGATGTTCCCAAAAATCTTACAAAATGGAGGTGGATGGCATGAACACCAACGCATTGAGGTCTATTAGAATAGGTCAGGGGAAAGATACAGCGCATATGGCAAAAGTTATTGGCAAGTCCAATGACTCTTACGCGAAAAAAGAGCGCGGAGATGTTAAGTTTACTCCAAGCGAAATAGAACTGGTTGTTAATGACCTCGATCTATCACCTGTGCAGATGAGCACTATTTTTTTTGACTCAAAATTACCGTTCAGTAAGAATTGCGGCGGCTGCGTTTCAAATCTGTAATTATTGTAACACGAAGGAGGGCATTTGGGAATGGCAAAGGACTGTATGAAGCCTAATGAAAACATCTATTTCCGCTGTAGGAAAGAGGCTGCAAAATACAACGACAAACTGAATAGCAGAGAAAGCGCAGCCGAAATGCTTGGTGTTTCTGTCTCTTCGCTTGCTGATTATGAATTGGGTAACACAAAGGTAGTGCCTGTTGATAAGGTAGTGCTTATGGCTGACCTGTACAACGCTCCGCAATTACAAAATAGTTACTGCGCAACAGAATGCCCGATAGGTTGTAGAAGAACAACGGCAACTGAGATTCAGTCGCTTGAGCACACAACGGTATGCCTTATTGACTTGCTCAACAGTGAAAAGCTCAGTGAAATGATGACATCGCTAACAAGAATAGCGACAGATGGAAGAGTTAATGATGATGAAAAAAGTCAAATGGATGGAATTATAAATTATTTCGATGAGTTAAGAGTTCGCATCGAAGAGCTAATTTTAGTATTGAAAGGAGTGATAGTGATGTGTGCAATATGTGGACAGACTTTTTGTCCGTCAAGTTGCCCTAACGCTGATGAAGCAACGCCTGTATACACCTGCAAGTATTGTGGTGAGGACATAGTGGATGGAGAAGAATATGTGGAGATTGATGGTGATTACTATCACCTTTATGACTGCATAGAAAATGTCGCTGTAGAACTGCTGCTTGAAAACGGTGCTACAAAAGGAGTCGCCTGTGGAGGGGATTACTGATATGTGCAAAGTAAACATTCCTGTGACAGAAATTCCAGTTTTTGATGAGCTTGATTTTGAAGAAGAAAAGCACAGATACAGTCTCGATGGTAAGTTTATACCGTCAGTCAGCTCTATCATGAAGCCGCTTTCACAAGCTTGCTATAGCGGTGTGGATGAAGAAGTTTTGAATAGGGCGGCGGCAAGAGGTACTGCGGTTCACAATGCTATCGAGAATTACAGTAGATTCGGAATCGTCGATTTGGATCCATTGTATGAAGGCTATTTCAGAGCGTTTAAGAACTGGTGGCGTGAGTTTAATCCGAAAAGCCTCGGCAATGAATGCAGAGTGTATCACAAATACTTGAGGTATGCGGGAACTGCTGATATGCCAGTGCGAATAGGCGACGATTTGATATTGGTAGACTTCAAAACTTCAGCAACTGTTAATAAGATGTTGACTGGCGTACAGCTCGAAGCGTATGCCAAAGCGTATGAAAGTCATGGACTTATGTTCGATGGCAAAGCAATTTTGCATCTGAAGAGTGACGGCAAGTACAGCTGGCACTTTTATCAGAAAAACGACAACGAAAGCTGGGAAGTTTTCGGTGCTCTGTTGACCGTGTACGGTCACATACAAAAATACAAGTGGAGGAAAACTTGAATGAATAATAGCGTAGAAACAATAGTAGCTGTTGTTTCTCCTCAGATGGTGGCAGGAGAAGACAAGCTTGCTGTTGAGGTCTCTAATATAGAGACTGAAGCTGAGAGAATTGTAGTAAAAAACGACGATGAGTATTCTGAAGCTGCCGAGTTCGGCAGGCTCTTGAAGCAGAAAATGGCAGAGGTTTCAGAGTTCTTTGCGCCGATGAAGAAATCAGCTCACGATGCACATAAACAGATATGTGACAGAGAGAAGCAGATGCTTGCTCCGTTGAAACAGGCTGAGAAGATTCTGAAGGACTCGATGGGAGCTTATGTTCTGAAGAAAGAGCAGGAAAGAAAGGCAGCCGAGGAGGCAGCCAGACTTTTGGCACAGGAAGAAGCCAATAGAAAACTGTCAGAAGCTGCCGACGCAGAGAAAAATGGCAACGAATCAGATGCCATGACTGCTATGCTTGATGCGGAGATAGCTGATACAGCCGCAAGGCTCGTGAAGATTGATGCCGACACGCCAAAAGCCAAAGGCGTTAGTGTTCAGCAGGATTGGGAGATAACCAATATCAATGAAGCCGAAGTCCCAACAGAAATCGCAGGAGTAGTTATTCGCCCGGTGGATACAAGCGCCATCATGAAGCTTATAAGAGCCTCCAAAGGCACTATAAAAATAGCGGGCATAAACTATCAAGAAACCACTAAACTGAGCTTCAGGAGGTCATAAAAAGATGTCAAACGATTTGATGACGGTCAATTATGAAACCGCACTTGGAGCAGTACAGCTGGATGCCGAAACCGTAAAGCAATATCTGGTCAAGGGTAATGGTAATGTGTCCGATCAGGAAGTGTTCCTTTTTGTTAAGATGTGTCAGGCGCAAAGACTCAATCCGTTTGTGACAGGAGAAGTTTATCTTATCAAGTTCGGAAGCCAGCCAGCTCAGATGGTTGTTGGCTATGACACATATAAGAGACGAGCCGATGAGAATCCTGCACACCTTTACACAGAAAGCGGAATAGTCGTTTGCAGAGGAACAAGTGGCGAGATAGTACAGAAGACCGGAGCTTGCCTGTATCCGACAGAACAGCTTGTTGGAGGATGGTGCAGAGTCCATATGATGAACAGAATCATTCTCATGCCAAAATACATCACGGGTCGGTCGAAGATATGTACCAACGAGGGAGGTTCTGCTGTTGGAAGACAGCGAAAAGATATGCTCGGGTGTATCGAACGAATGAAAAACAAATGGGGCAAATATTACAAGTTTGATGAAAAGCATAACAAATCGTCGCTGAATGTACAACGGTAAGCGCAAAGGTATTGATGGCATTGTTGACTTCAATCTTTTTTTAAACAAATCCTTATTTTATTTTTGTGATTACGCTTGACAAAAGATTTTCAAAAGACGAGAATTGAGATAGTGAACTTCACAAAAAATAAAACAGGAGGTACAGTAATGGCATACAACCAGTTGTTCACAAAGAATGGTCATTATCTTAGCGACATGAGCAATATGCTTCAGAAGTCGATAAGACGATGCAATCCGGATTTAGCAGGATATGCTGCGAATGAAATGTTTGGCAGATATCACGCTTACCTCTGGAGAAGGTTGATAACGATTTCGGCAGAGGATTGCTATGGTGACATCACAAAAGAGATCATAGCATTAAAGGAGGCTGACGATATCGTAAACAAGAATCGTCAGGGCTATGATAAAGATAAGCTCTTCGTAGCAAAGGCAGTCACGCTTCTGTTGTTCTGTAGAAAGAACAGAGACGGCTGCTTTTTTGCTTGCAACAAAATGCTGTCCGAGAAGGTTATCAAGAACGGCGAGGATGTCCTGAACCTTGATGAGTGTGTTTATGACGGGTATCTTCCGGACTACTGCAAGGACTTCTATTCGAGATTCAGGAGAAGTAATCCGAAAGCAACTTCAGAAAACTTCATTGCTGATGAGGAACGGGCGATAGAAGAATCAGGTCATTATCAGGAGGGTGTGTACGACCACGCAGACTGGAGTCCTGCGCTTGATGCCGAAAGGCAGAAAGGTGGTTTTGACAATGACACGGTTGTGCCGAAGCCCACGGCAGATGATTTGAAACGACTTGAAAGTTATGACGAAGAGCAGGAGCAGATATCGCTGTTCGGCAACTGATAGCTGTCGATCAACTGAAAACAAAATACAGAAAACCGCTTTAGCCGCTTTGAATGGCTATTGCGGTTTTTCTTATAAAAGCATCAAGTGAAAGGAGAGGTTCAAGTGATGATACAGGCAATAGTTTATGCACTGCTTAGTGGCTTCTGCTTCAATGTTGTGCTTCCTATTATGTTCGTCATACTGAAAATCATGGGAATAGCATGACAAAAGAAGCTCAAAAGCGTCCTAAAAAGCCCCACAACAGACTACAACAAAAAGATATAAAATTACTCAGATAACCGCATTAAGACCAATCCTGACGGTCTTTTTGCGGTTATTCGAGAAATCACGATACATAACGAAAAGGAAGGTGGTGAAATGGCGAAAAAAGGTGGCACTCCAGAGAATCTCGACAAGATAAGAACCACAGAAGAAGCGAGAAAACGAGGAAGAAACGGTGGTATTAAATCGGGAGAGACGAGAAGGAGAAAAAGGGATGCAAAATCGGCAGCAAAATTGGTTTTGGATTTGGAATGCGGAGCGAATGTTGCAAAGAACTTGAAATCAATGAATATTTCCGAAGAAGATTTTACAAACAGGGTTGCTCTTATGGCAAGGCTGTTTGCTGAAGGGATGAGCGGAAATGTTACCGCGATGAGAACGATAATCGAACTTGCTGGCGAATTACCATATACGGAGATTGAAAACAAGCGTCTCAATCTTGAAGAAAAGAAATTCATGGCAGAAGCAGAGCGAAAAGAAGTCGGCAATAACGCAGTCGATGATTGGGTTGCGGCTGTTATGGCTGCTGACGAACAGGAGAATGAAAATGAAAAGCAATGAAAGACTTCGGCTGTTTAGTCAGCGCGTTCCCAAATACAGAAAAGACCCAGTTCTGTTCGCAAAAGAAGTTTTGAAGTTCACACCGGAATCGTATCAGCGAGACCTTTTGATGGATTTGGCAGGAAATCCGAAAGTGTCGATAAAGTCTGGACACGGTGTTGGAAAAACGGCTTCGGAAGCAGTAGCGGCATTGTGGTTTTTGAGTTGCTTTCCGTATGCCAGAGTTGTCGCAACAGCACCTACGGCTCAGCAGTTAAATGATGTCTTGTGGGCTGAGCTTAACAAGTGGATAAGCAGAAGCGAAATTCTTAGCGTGATTCTCACATGGACGAAGACATATGTTTATGTTGACGGATATGAACGCAGATGGTTTGCGGTGGCAAAAACGGCTTCACAGCCAGAGAATATGCAAGGCTTTCATGAAGACAATATGTTGTTCATCGTGGATGAGGCATCCGGTGTTGAGGATGAAATCATGGAAGCTGTACTGGCAACATTGTCAGGTGATAACAACAAGTTGCTGATGTGTGGAAACCCCACGCGAACGACTGGAACATTTTACGACAGCCACACAAGAGACAGAGCACTTTATAAGTGCCATACGGTAAGTTCTCTTGACAGCAAAAGAACAAATAAGGACAACATCGAAATGTTCAAGCGAAAGTATGGTGAGGACAGCAATGTGTACAGGGTTCGTGTGCTTGGCGAATTTCCGACACAGGAAGACGATGTGTTTATACCGTTACCGTTGATAGAGAGAACGATAATCAACGAGATAGAAGAAGAGTCGATAAGCAAAATCACGATGGGCGTTGATGTTGCCCGGTATGGTGATGATGAAACGATTATATCGACGAATGTAGGTGGAGATATTCAGATCCCGGTTATTCGCCACGGACAAAGCCTAATGACTACTGTTGGAGATATAGTGATGCAGTACAAGCTGTTGATTGCCAAATACCCGAAATACAAGGGTGTTATCACAGTCAACATTGATGACACTGGTCTTGGCGGTGGTGTGACAGATAGGCTCGAAGAGGTCAAAACCGAAGAAAGGCTATGGAGACTCGAAATAGTGCCAGTCAACTTCGGAAGTAAGCCTCCGTCAGATGGTTCTGATGAAAGGTATCAGGATATCTCGACATATATGTGGGCTGTTCTGAAGATTCTCATGGAGAATAGAGAAGTCAGAATACAGAACGATGAAGAGCTCGTCGCTCAGCTCTCGGTGCGAAAGTACAGTATCACGAGTACGGGAAAAATCATGCTTGAAAGTAAGAAGTCGATGAAAGACAGAGGAATCAAGTCGCCTGACCGTGCGGATGCCGTTGTCCTCTCGTGCTTTGCTCAGAACAAGGTTTACAGTAGCTTTGTGGATAGGGCTGAAGCTGTGATAATCCCGTTTGAAGCTGTCAATGCAATGCAGATTCAGCAGATAAATATAGGAATAAGCCTTGGCAAGTCGGCTGTTGGGACATCGATGGTTGCAACAGCGATTATAGCAGGACACAAAAGGGCTGTGGTGCTTGCGGCAGAACGGTATGACGGAGAAGTTGAAACGGACATCATAGGCAAGAAGTTCAGAGACTTTGCCAATATGATTTCGCAGAAGTACAGAAGACTTGACTATGTCTACTGCGATTCTACGGAGCAGTTCTTGTACAGGTGTATCAAGAATGCAGCGGAGAGCTACAGAATACCAGTTGTTGTCAGAATGGCGGCAGATGATGATGTGAACAACAGGATTAGATTAACAACGAGACTGTTGACGCAGAACAGGTTGTTCTTGACGGTAGATTGCGATGTGCTTGCAAGGGCGTTCTCTACAGCAATCTGGAGTGGCTCGAAAAGTGAAAACTCCAGAAGTTCGTCTGATTCGAGTACGCTCAATGCTTTTGAATATACGATAGAACGAGAAGGTGCAAGGTTCATAGCAAATGAACAGGGAGGATGAAGATGGCTTTTGAAAGGTTAAAAGATTTTTCGAGGAGGGTCAGAAGGTTGTTTTCAAATAGCTTTATGAAGAGCATAGCTGAAGTAGCACAGCACGAAAGCGTTACTTCAGATAGAATGATGAGTGCAATAGAAGAATGGCTTGATATGTATCTGGGTAATGCGCCTTGGCTTAGTGGAAATCCGCAGTCATTGGGCTTGCCAGCGATAATCGCATCCGAAGTAGCACGAACGGTTACGCTTGAGATGGATATTAAGGTCACTGGCTCGCAGATGGCTGACTTTATAGCTGAACAGGTGAAGTCCGTAATGAACAACATTCAGACTGATACGGAGTATGCTTGCGCTGCTGGAGGCATCGTGTTCAAGCCGTATGTCAATGGTGATCGGATAACGACTGAGATAGTACAGGCAAACGCCTTTTACCCGATTGCTTTCAATGATCAGAAAATCACTGGAGCGTACTTCATTTACAGGCAGTGGGAAGGTCGAAAGGTATATAGCAGACTTGAGCGTCACGAGTTGAAAGGCACAACTTATACCATAACGAACAGAGCGTTTGTATCCTCAGTGGACGATGCGCTTGGTAAGGAATGCTCGCTTACGGATGTTGTTGACTGGGCTGAAATCTCGCCCAAAGTAGTCCTTCAGAATGTTGATTCGCCGCTGTTCGCTTATTTCAAGATACCGATTGGCAACACGATAGACGCAAGGTCGCCACTGGGCGTGTCTGTTTACTCAAGAGCTGTTGGTTTAATAGCCGATGCCGACGAGCAATATCAGCGACTTATGTGGGAATACAAGGGCGGCGAACTGGCGATAGATGCTGCTTCGGAAGTCTTTAAGTGTGTGGATGGCATTCCGGTGCTTCCTGAAGGCAAGGAACGACTGTTCAGAATGAACAACCTTGACGCTGCAACGACAAAGGGCGATAGCCTTATGAAAGCATGGGCACCCGCACTGCGTGATGAGAACCTGATAAGAGGACTGAACAGGCTTCTCATACAGATAGAGGATGCTTGCTGTTTGTCAAGAGGAACACTTTCTGACCCGTCAGAAGTAGCGAAAACGAGCACCGAAATCAAGATAATGAAGCAGCGTTCGTATTCGCTTATCTCTGGAATACAGGAGTCACTCGAAGCTGCCCTCGATGGCTTGTGCTATGCGATTTATTGCCTTGCGTATCTGTATGAACTTTGCCCTGACGGCGAGTATATAACGAATTACACCTTCGATGATAGTGTTATTACTGATTCTGAAATCGAACGAGTAAGAGACCAGACGGAAGTTGCACAGGGCTTGATGATGAAATGGGAATATCGAGTTAAGTGGTACGGTGAAGATGAGGTGACTGCTAAGCGTATGCTTGAGCAGGAAAAGGATCTGACTGACGAACAGCTTCTCGGATTTAACGAAGAACCTGAAATGAACGGTGACGAAGGTGCTTCCCAAGGCGAAAAGACTATTGGAAAGCAGTGATGTGAGAGGTGAAATATAATGCTTGAACCAGCGTATCTCGTATCGGCAGCCGATGATGTTGTCGAAATCTATGCTCAAGTAGAGCAGGATATTATAGCCGATATAGCCAGACGAGTAGTCAAGGCGGGATATATCACAGATACAGCCGCATGGCAGATTCAGAAAGCCAAGGAAATTGGCTATATGCGGGAGGGCGTTGATAAAACTCTGTCGAAAGCTACTGGAATGTCCGAAGCCAAAATCAAGAAGATAATGAAAGAGGCTGGAATTAAGTCATTGGCGTATGATGATGCCATTTATAGAGCGGCAGGTTTAGCTCCAACAGCGATTGAAAAATCGCCTGTAATGTATGCCATGTTGCTTCAGGGAGCAGGTACAACGGCTGCGCTAATTGGCAATTACACTAAAACGACTGGTACAGCCGCAAATTTGAGTCTCAACAGCATTTTAGATAGAGCCTTTATACAAATCATTACTGGAGCGGTTGACCCAAATACAGCGATTAAAAACGCTATAAAAGACCTTGCCGTGAAAGGCGTTGTAAAGATTGCGTTCCCTTCTGGTATTCAGCAGAGCATAGAATCTGCGATACGGAGGGCAGTGACAACGGGTGTCAATCAGGCGATTTCTAAGCTACAGCTTGCAAGAGCTAACGAGATGAACTGCGAATTTGTTGAAACGAGCAGCCATTCAGGAGCCAGACCGACTCATGCCGAATGGCAAGGCAGAATCTTCAGTCTTAATGGCAAGAAATCAGGATATCCGAATTTTTACGCAGAGACCGGATATGGATCTGGAGACGGTTTATGTGGATGGAACTGTTATCATAGCTTTTATCCGTTCTTTCTCGGGCTGTCAACTCCGTCTTTTGTGCATGACCCTTCGGCTTCTGCTGGAAGGTCGAATATAGAAGACTATGAACGAAGTCAGAAGCAACGGTATTATGAAAGACAGATAAGAAATGCAAAGCGAGAATGTGTCACATATGATGCAGCGAGGAAAGCTGCCACCAATGAGCAACTTGAAATGGAACTGTATGATGAGTTTAAGAAATCTTCAGTAAAACTCAAGGGTAGGGAAGCAGCACTTGAACGCTTCCTCGAAGAAACTGGTAGGACACGCGAACGCGAACGCGAATGGTCTGCTGGCTTCGATAGTAGTGTAAGCGGAAAAGCAGTATGGGCAAACCGCAAAGCGAAGAAGGGTGCTTGAACCCGTGGTAATCTGCAATATGTCAAGCGGATTTACTTAGAGGAGAACGAATTAAACAGATAGAGAACGCTGTGCTGTATTGCATGGCGTTTTTTATATGTCGAACTGTGCGAAGCAGGTCGATTCTGCCCTGTGGTATGGCATATAAACTGCCTCAATTATCCCTTGCGAGCTGGGATATAAATGCTCGATAGCAGATGTCGGAGTGAACCGACGATTAAAAAAATCAGCGAAAAACGGAGGAATGTAGTATGTACGAGTATCTGAAAACACTTTTCGGAACAGAGGAAGACGGTAAGCCTGTTGCGCTCACATTCGAACAGCTTGTGGATGCCATTTCGGCAGACAAGGAGCTGAAGATTGCGAACCTTGCAGATGGCGGTTATGTGTCGAAAGATAAATTCGACGCAAAGGACACCGAACTTGAAGGAATCAAGCAGCAGCTGTCTACTGCCAACGCGACGATTCAGTCTTATAAGGACATGGATATCGACGGTATTAAGCAGTCCGTTACCGACTGGGAACAGAAGTATAACGACGATACGGAAGCCCTCAAGCAGCAGCTTGCAAAGCAGGAACGAGACCATTGCCTTGATATGTTCCTTGGTGGATACAAGTTCTCGTCCAAAGCTGCCGAGGACGGAATCAGAGCGGACTTTGAGAGAAAGAACTTCCCGTTTGAAGAGGGTAAGTTCCTCGGAGCAAAGGAGTATATGGATGGACTGATGACAAACGACGATTACAAAGCGGCTTTTGCTGTTGAAGCGCCGCCTATTGAAGAGCCTCATTCAGACCCCAAGCCCAGATTCTCAGACCCCAACCCCCAGAAGCCCGAACCCACACCCAAAGTAAGCCTCGCAGAGCTTATGAAGAGAAAAAACGAAAACCCGAACGCAGAAGTAAAATTTAATTAAAAAACAGGAGGAATGTAAAAATGCCTAACGCATCTGTATTCGACAAGAAAATTTTCAATGGTGAAGTCTTCAAAGGCTACATCGACAGAATCCCGAATCCCAACAAGACCGAGCTTATCAAGTCTCGCGCAATTCGTCCCCGTCCCGACCTCGCTGCGGCTATGTCTGATCAGGATGGCGGTAACTATCTGACCACCACGCTGAAAGGTCTCATAAACAACACCACCCCGCAGAACTATGACGGTAGCACCAATATCACCGCTGATAGCACCACTACCTTCAGACATTCCCGTGTTGTTGTTGGTCGTGCTGCTGCATGGACTGAAAAAGACTTCAGCTATGACATCACTGGCGGTCAGGATTTCATCGAGAATGTCGCAGAGCAGATTGCTGAATACTGGGACGAAATCGACCAGATGACTATTGTCCATATCCTGAACGGTATTTTCAACATGTCTGATACCGAGGGAGCAAAGTTCGTGTCTGCGCACACCACCGATGTTACAGGCAAGCCCGCCACCAATGATGTTGGTGCTGGCTGCATGAGCGGCACTACGCTGAACACCGCTATCCAGAAGGCTTGCGGCGATGCAAAGGGCAAGTTTAGCCTTGCTATTATGCACTCCGTCGTTGCGACAAACCTTGAGAACCTGAAGCTGCTTGCGTATATGAAGTATACCGACGCGAATGGTATCGAGAGAGACCTGTCCCTTGCCACGCTTAACGGTCGTATCGTTCTTATTGACGATACCATGCCCGTTAATGAGGTCGCGCCTACTTATGTCAAGACCAGCGATAGCTCGCCTAACGCAAGCAAGACCTACTACACCAAGTCTGGCAACGATTACACCCCGGTTTCCTCGCCTGTTTCTGACAGCATGAGCAATTATTATGAGATGACCGATGATGGCAAGACCGTGTACACCACCTATGTCCTTGGTGATGGTGCTATCGAGTACACCGACTGTGGTGCAAAAGTTCCTTACGAGACTGACCGCGACCCTTCCACGAATGGCGGTCAGGACACCCTCTATAGCCGTCAGCGCAAGTGTTTCGCACCGTTCGGCATCAGCTTCACCATGGCTTCCATGTCGAAGCTCAGCCCCACTGACGAGGAGCTTGAGAAGGGTGTGAACTGGGAGCTTGTAAACTCTGCCACCGAAAGCGGCAAGGTGTATATAGCACACAAGGTCATTCCGATTGCTCGTATAGTCTCACTCGGCTAAAGGAGGTTCAGTTATGGTACGGATGGAGAAAGATGGAGTTAAAGAGTTCGTTTTTGACTGCTTCATTCCCTATTACCGTGCTAATGGCTGGAAAAACGAGGGAGAGTCTGGAGAAGTTCAGCCTCTCCCCGAAGAGCCTGTAGCAAACGGTATTGAGAACGAAGAAGTGCAGTCTACCACGGAAGAAGTTCAGCCTCTCCCCGAAGAGCCTGTAGCAAACGGTATTGAGAACGAAGAAGTGCAGTCTACCACGGAAGAAGTTCAGCCTCTCCCCGAAGAGCCTGAACAGATTTTTGTCTGCCCTCATTGTGGCGCGAAATATGAGAAACAGGGTAGCCTCAAAATGCACATCAAGAGGAAGCATCCTGAACAGTAAGGAGGAGCAGTATGGCTTATGTAGACCATAAGTTCTATGACGACTCGTTTGGAGGAAGGGAAATACCGGACGATGAGTTTACGCGAATCGCCGATATAGCATCAGATGTTATTTTTGATGTTTGCAATATAAAGCCTACCGAAAAGGAAGAGGCATATGCTCCGTTCAAAAAGGCTGTTTGTTACCAGATTGAAATGCTCTACGAACAGGGAGGAGTAGATGCCATTTTAGGCTTCTCTGAGGACGCTCAGAATGGTTCAAGTGAAAGCTTAGGCGATTACTCCATTTCGTCGCAATCGACGAATCGTGCGACTGTTATGACTTCTGACGGCATTCCTGTGTCCACACTCGCAGTTATGTTACTGCGTAGACTGGGATTGATGTCAAGATGGGTTTATGCAGATCTGTATGAACGGAGGTGCAAAATCCATGGCGAATCGAAGAGTTCTGACTGATACTGTTGTTTTGCAGAATTATATCGGCGAAATCAACGATGAAGCAGCATATCAGGAAACGACGCTTGTCAATTGCTATTTTCCGACCAATGAAGGTGCTGACCTGAACATTCAAGGAAAAAAAGCCAACGACAGCGGTAGGCTGTATGTGTTTGACAAATGCACTATAGCTAAGGCGCAAGACGGCACTATTCGCACCTATATGCCGTATGAGCAGTGGTGGAAGCTTGCAGACAAACGCCCGTATTGGACTTTAAGTGACAAAGGATCTGACTATATGAAGAAGCTTGGTAGTAACACGAGGCTGAGAGTAGTTGGCTTCAGTCACAAAAAAGCAGGTACGCGCCGTATGTGGCATTTTGAGGTTGATGGACGATGAAAATAAAGAATTATCAAGTCATCGTGCATACGCAAAGATGTACGGGACGGTTCAATAAGAAGTATTCAGCAGCCCAGAAATGGCTCGATAATGAGGTTCTGAAAGATTGCGCTCCGTATGTGCCGATGAGAAGTGGATATCTGATGAAAAGTGGTAACACCGGAACCTCGCTCGGCAGTGGAAAGGTTATTTATAACGCTCCGTATGCCAGCAGAATGTATTACGGCGTGAACTTCCACTTTTCAAAGGACAAACACCCGCAAGCTTGTGCGCAGTGGTTTGAGAAAGCTAAAGCCGCTAAGAAAAAGAATTGGCTTGCAGGTGTAAACAAGATTCTCAAGGGGTGACTATATGCCTAGGATTTTCACAAACGACGGCGTTTACATTGCCAAAGTAATGAGAGACCATCTCAACACTTGGCAAAAGAAGCCTGTAGAATTTCTATTCGAAGACCTCGGAAAGTCTGTGCCGAGTATGATGATTCAGCAACTCGCAGCTGCCGAGAAGAAGCACATCTATATCAACGGCTCGTATATTGGGCAGTGGATGTTTGCTGTCTATATTCGAATAGCAGGAGAGGACACAGCGTCGAGATTTGATGCTGTTGGTTGTCTCAATGAGTTGTCGGAATGGTTGCAGGAAAAGGACGAAAATGGGGACTTTGTGAATCTCCCCATGATCGACGATGACAGAACTGCCACAGGTATTGAAATGACGACGACACCATCTTTAGCGGCAAGATATGAAGATGGAACGGAAGACTATCAAGCAATCTATGTGCTTGAGTATAAAGTAAGGAGGAAATTATAATGTCAGTAGCAAACAATGAACTTGTACTTCGTTGCCAGTGGGAAGCCTATATGAAGTGTGGTGCTGATCCCAGCGCAGAGTTTTGCCTTATAGGCGAAGGCTTCACGACTTTCCCTGAGTCGAAGAACGCGAAAGAGTACACAAGAAAGTATGTAAACTACAAGACCGAGAAGAGTGATGTTATTGGTTATGCGCCCAGCATAGCTTACAGCTGTGACTGCATAGCCGGAGAGCCTTGCGTAAAGGAAATAATCAATATCACGGACAAGGAGCTTCTCGGCACGGCAACTCACCGTGAGGTCGTCTCGGTTAATCTTTGGGATGAGACTGAGGACGGTAAGTTCTTCGCTACCAAGAGAACCTATGCCATTATACCCGAGGGCAAGGGCGACGGTACAGAGGCTCTCATTTATACGGGTACGATGAAGGCTGTTTCCGACCTTGTTGAGGGTACTTTTGATAGAACGACCAAGACATTCACTGCAAAATCATAACGAAAAGGAGTAATGAGCAAATGAGCCATATAGATGAAGTTAATGTCAGCACTGTGTTTGAATATAACGGCAAGCAGTGGGAATTTGATATCGCTGACGCAGACACCTCGGATACTTTCGAGCGTGCTGTCAGAAACATGGAGGAAACCTCGAAAGCAATTCCTAAGACAGGAAAATCGTCCGATGCTATTAGAGCGCAGTGCAAGATTATAAAGAACTTTTTCGACGATTGCTTTGGCGCTGGTGCAGGGGAGGATATTTGCACTGCAAAGGACAATGTTAGCGTATGCTACGACGCTTATGCTGCTTTCCTTGAACTCGTAAGAGGGCAGAAGGATAGAATCCTTGGCATGGGCAATGTGTTCTCCAAGTATTCCAACAGAGCGCAGCGCAGAGCGGCTGCAAAAGAAAAATGAGTGCCAATATGTTGCTTGATACCTTGCCCGAGACCGTAACGGTTGACGGCAAGGAGTTTTTTATAGACAGCGATTTCAGAACAACGATTATTTTTGAAAAGATTATCTTGGATGACACGATTAGTAGTCGAGAAAAAGTTGAGGACGCAATTGAGTTGTACTTTGTTGATAAAGTACCGCATGGTTACAAGGAAGCGCTGAATGCTGTACTCGACTTTTATCGTTGCGGAGAGCAGCCGTCAAAGAAGAGTGTCAAGAAAAACGGCGATATAGAGCTGAAGCCAAAGATGATATACAGCTACGAATATGATGCTAAGTATATATATGGCGCTTTTCTTGAGCAGTACGGCATTGACCTTTGCGATATAGAATATCTGCACTGGTGGAAATTCCAAGCTTTGTTCCAGTCGCTAAAAAGTAACACCCGTATAGTTGAGATAATGGGATATCGGGCTACTGATTTGAATGAAATCAAAAATAAGGATGAGCGTAAGCGCATAGCTCGCATGAAGCAAATCTATGATTTGCCCACAAATCTCACGAGGGAAGAAAAAATAGCGATGGCTGGAGCTGCTTTCGGAGGTGGTTGTTTTTGA